TGCGGCACGATCTGCTCGTAGTACTCCTCGGGGTTTTCCACCGCGAGCTTGATGTTGTAGTCGTAGTTGTTCGTCCCCGGGTGGAAGCGACCACCACAGGCACGATCCTTGACTTCACGAGAAGTGTGCAGTTTGGTGAAGTCGACCTTCCCGAACACGAGCTCCAGCTCGTCGACGGTTTCGTCTTCATCGTCTTCCGATTCTTCTTCGTCGCGGCCGGCCTTGCTGTCCTTGTCCTTCGGCAGGCCGTTTTCCTTGTAGTACTTGATGGCCTGCGCTTTGCATTCCTGCATGCGGGCCAGAATCTTGTCGGCGACGATCTGTTCTTCGGGGGTCAGGGTGTGCGCGAGCTTCTCGGCTTCTTCCGTCGAGAGGAGACCAAGGCCCTTGATCACTTCCTTGGTGTGGAACGTCTTGCCAACGGAACCTGCACCGGTGATGATGAGCGCCCGAATGTTTGGGGTCGTGCACGTGATCCGGACTTCTTCGTCGAGGAGCTCAAAGCGTTCCTCAACGGTCAGCTTGTTGTTCGGCTTGATCTTGGCAGCCGGCTGGACCCACGCCTTACCGATTGTTTCGGCGAGCGGGTTCGGCGCGAGATCGAAACCGTAGTTCGAGAAACCCGTGACGTTGGCCTTGATCGCCTTCGCGCACTTCCCTTCGAGGATGCGCGAGATCACGTACTGCTTCGAGCTTTCGCCACCAACGGACTTCACCAACACTTGACCGTCGTATTCGGCGCTCCAGGTGCTGGTCAGTTCATCGTGGCAAAGAGTCGCAAGGTTCATTCAGAGGTTCCGTTTTGGAGTTGATAGAGTCATTATACCCTACCCACCCCAGGTCGTAAACCCCTAAAGTGTAACAGTCAAGCCTGAATTCTGGCCACGTAGTACAGGTTCAGAATCTTCGTCAGACGCTCTCCTAAGATGAGGGACCCGTCCTGGTTCTCCCCGTCAACCTTGTACCATTCGTAGGCAAAGTTAAGGTACGCACGAAAGGGCGTTCCTTCGGGCCCGCGCTTGACCATGTAGGAGCGACCCTTCGTGGCAGGATGCCAGATGAGCTGGAGCCAGCTTGGGTAGGAAGATGTGCCCTCCTTCTGCGGAACGAATGGCGCATCAAAAACCTTGGCTGTCATTGAAGTTCCTCTCGGCGTCGTCGAGCAAGCGACGCGCCATCGCAGGCCGATCAACTGGCTTGTTCTCCTTCTCGAGCACCCGCTCGGATTCGAGGAGCATCGACTGTGCCGTCTGTGGCCGTTGCTGGAGCTGCGCGGTGTATTCGATGATCCGCTCGGCCGATTCATCGCTGATCACGAGATGTGGATCGCGCTGCCGAACGATGCACATGTGAAGGGCGAACCAGCAGGTCTGGCGGCCGGAGACCCACACCTTGCCGTCTGTGATGCTGATTTTGTGCGGCACGAACCACTCTTCGGGATTCAGGCACGTCACCGGATGGTCGGCCTTCAGCTCCTTGCCGCGTAGGAGATTCATGACCGCCGTTTCGTGACGGTTCATGTCCGTCACTGGATCGCGAATGTCATCGAGTGCCATTAGACCCCCACAAATTCTGCGCTCATGCGCGTGTCGACAGTGGATGCACGACCTTCGCCATTGACATGCGAGTTCGTACATGGCTGCAGGTCACCATCCGGGAACGGCGGGTCGACCAGGCCGTCACAGATGAAGTGACCGTTGCCTTGATGTTGCAGCGTGCCGTAGCCGCACACGCTGCACTTGATTGGGACGAAGCGTCCGCGATTGTCGAATGGCATCATCGTTCGTTCCCTGGTATGATGTTGAGGAAATCTTGCATCGCAGCATCAGCTGCTTCTTGCGAAAGCCCGAGAACCTCAGGCGCTGCTTCGTGCTTGGGATTCGGAGCTGGTGACGCCTTCGTCGGTCGTTTCCATTCGGGCCGATTCATCGGCCACGCTCGAACGATCGTGAGGCCTTCCTTGACCTCCTTCGCGACTGCCGAGCCAGCTGCGATGGTAGCGCCATCAGCAATCGTGACTGGCGCGATGAGGACGCAGTTTGAACCGACGTGTACGTCGTTGCCGATCACCGATTCGTGCTTGAAAGCCCCGTCGTAATTCGCAGTGATCGAGCCTGCTCCGTAGTTGACTCGTTCACCGACCTTTGCGTCGCCGATGTACGCGAGATGGTTTGCCTTCGAACCCTTGCCGAGACTTGAATTCTTGACCTCGACGAAATTGCCGATGTGCACTTCATCGGCGAGATCAGCACCAGGCCTGAGGCGAGCGAACGGGCCGATCTTCGCGTTGCCACCGATGACCGCACCGACCAGGTGGGAGTATGCCTCGACCACCGTGCCATCACCGATCCATGTGTCGCGAATCACGCAGTACGGACCGATCGTGACGTTGTCGCCGATCTCACAGTTGCCTTCGAAGATCACACCAATGTCGATCTTGACGTTCGAACCGAAGTGGATCGTGCCGCGTTGATCGAAGCGCGTCGGATCGACAATGTGGACGCCCTGCATGATGTAGTCGCGGGCGAGATTCTTCTGTCGCGATCGCTCGGTGAGGACCTCGGCGTGAGTCTGCTCGCCGTTCATTGATCGTCCTTGACAGGTTCGGGCTTGCGCTTGCCCTCGAACACTGGTTTCGCGAAGGCGAGAGCGGCACCCTTGCAATTGAAGTCGGGCTTCTGCAAGACACCTTGCACGACGGCGCGATACGTCACGCCGCGATCGAATGTGACTGCCTCGTAGTCTTCCATCAGACGGTCTCCATCATTGCTTCCAACTCGGCAAGCTGTTGTGGGGAATTCACGCCGAGCACTTCGACGTGGGCTAGAGGTTGGGTCGTGATGACATCGACGCCGTCACGCACGGCGGCCGCGACGACATCCGTCAAGTAGTATTCGGCCTGCGCGTTGTCGTTCGTCAGGCCGCCGAGCCAATGCTTCAGGAGTTGGGTTGGTGCGCTCAAGATGCCGGTGTAGACCTCTTTGATAGCGCGTTGTTCTTCGGTGGCATCCTTGTGTTCGACGATGCCGATGACCTTGCCTTGATCGTTGCGCACGATGCGGCCGTAGCCAGTCGGGTCTTCGAGGAAAACCGTCAGAAGCGCGAGACGAACTCCAGCGCATCCACAATACATCTCGGAGAGGGTGGGCACCTTAATCAAGGGCACATCGCCGTTCAGCACGATCGTGACGCCATCACCGGAACTGAGATAGGGTGCAGCTTGTTGGACGGCGTGGCCGGTGCCGAGCTGCGGAGATTGGTTCGCGAAGTAGAGGGTGCGATCCATGTGGAGATGTTCGGCGAACCGCTGGACCATCTCGCCACGATAGCCGATGACCGTGATGAGACGGTTCGGTGCCATCTTGTTGGCGGTTTCGAGAACATGCTGGATCATCGGGCGACCAGCAAGGGAATGCAGAACCTTCGGCAGCTCGGAGTTCATCCGCGTTCCCTTGCCGGCAGCCATGATGACGATGTCCAAATTCATACAGGTTCCTAGATGTAGTGAGTCCAGATACCAAGAGAGCCTGCAATTGCAGGCTCTCCGGCACCACTTGTCGCGAGGCTTACTCGGCCGTCGCAGTCTTCGACGACTTGCCTTCCGCTTGGATCGCCGAAGCGACCTTGCCGAGAAGGGTCTCGAACTTGACCTTCTTCAGTTCGCTGCGCGAGCCCACCTTCAGCTTGATGCCGTGGGCGATCAGCTTGTCGTGGTCCTTCACGGTGCCTGCGACCACTGCCGCTGACCACACCGGACCGAAACTGAAACGCTTGCGGGCGGCTTGGGCCTTTGCAGCTGTCGATTGAGTCATGGAAATCTCCAAAAGTTGAGAAAGTTTCAGGGTTTCAGGGGTTTCCGGTCCATCAACGGTAACAAGAGAATGTTGATGATGTGATCATTATATTACAGGACCTACAAAAGTAAACACTTTAATGTGTAACAGTGGAGATTTTTAGGAGAACGAAGCTGGGTAAAATGTGGCTTTCCGAAGGTTGAAGTCGTAGTCGGAGTAGTATGCTTCGCCTGTTTGGTCGGCTATGGTGGCGAGCATCTTCCGACTAGAAGCGAGGTAACGATCGTACGGCATCTTCACGCTGAATCCGATGTTCGAGTCGAACTGTGCATCTCTGGAGATAGAAGATCGGACGAAGTCGCGGAAAGCAGGTGTGCTCATTTCAGCCTCGCAATATTCAGGTCCTCGAGGGCACCAAAAAGCGTGGCCTGAGAGCGATCGAACTCGATCACGCCCTTTCGGTACAAATCCTCGAAGGTCAATAGTATCATAAGGTTGGCCGTTCTCTGCACATCTGGCTCATTTAATGGTGTGCCTTCGGCCTGAGCGAGCATTTCACCGAGGAGGACGAGCGATTCGAGCATTCCCTCGGTGTCGATCTTCATCGTCAACGCGTTACAATACCCGACGAGTTCGTCGAGGTCTGGTTTTGAAAGCTCCTTGAGAAAGGTTCCGACGTCTAGGTATGGCGTCTTCAGGAGCTTGGTGGCAGCCAAGCGAACGATGGCAATCTGATCGTCCGAGTCTGCGACGTTTTGAAGGTTGACTGTGTACATCAAGGCATCAGCTTGAACCACGCGATCATGACACTGATCACGGAGTTGATCGTGATGCTCAGAACGGATGGAACGTAGAAGAAGGCACTGACAACCGGCAATTGGAGGATGACCTCAAACAGATTGCCGAGAAGCCAGAAGAAGACGGTCAGAAACGCCCACCGGCGCAGGTAGGTAAAGAGCCAGTGGGAGTTTTCTTTGTTATGACGGGTCGCTGCGGACCGTTCAAACAGATTTCCTTGGTTGACGTCTTTGAAGAGCCAACTAAAGAAGAAGTACCGATACAGCAAGGTCGAGAACGCCATCGTACATCATCGAACCTTGAGTCGAAGCCAGCTTTCGATTGCTTGCCGGACGATGGGCTTGAAATCCTCCTTCGAAATAACGATGTTCTCTGCGAAGGAGAGCTCACCATCGAAGGTCGGTTCAGATGCACCTGATGCCACGAGAGCTTCCATCATGTCGATGGTTGCGTGGTCCAGGTCCTCGTCGTATTCCACTCCACCTTGCATCGCCAAGTGGATGTTCTGCAGGATGGCATCTTGGTGGGCGATGTGGGTCGCGTACCGTTGCAGGTCGCGACCCATTTCATTCATCTTCTCATCGCAAATGTTCAGCGTTTCGAGAAGTGACGCGCAGGTGATGTCAACCTGAGTGACGAGCCCGCTGAGGTTGTCGGCAGGCTCAAGGTCGCCGCCCTCCGCTATTGCTCCGCTCGTCGCTGCTTCTAGGATTTCACGAAGACGTTCCAGGTCTTCTTCTTCTTGACTTACTCGGCTAACGATCTTCATGAGGTCTCCTCCTCAGTGTTGATAGAAACGCGAGTAGCACTTCGTCCAGTCAGATTGAATGCAGCTCTGCGCTTCTTGAATCGGCATGCTTCCTGAGCATACCTCTTTTCTGAGCCGAACCTCGAGACGTGTCTTGGCATACACGTTCCAATCAGCCCCGTACTCATGGGGCCAGAGGTTCTTGGGGTCGTTCGCACCACCGATTGAGAGCGGGATCAGGTGGTCGATCTTGCAACCTTTGACGCACTGGTCCTTGTCTATACCGTAGGCTTGATAGACTCGTTTCTTGGTCGTAGCTGTGACGTTCCGTACCCTTTCAGGATAACCAGGTTCGCAGACTTCAGCAGCACTGGTCGATTGGACCACTCCTGGTGTCAGCTGTGGATTTGGCAGATACGGATATTTAGAGCCTGCGTGTGCAGAAGCACACAGAGCCAGGGCTGCGATTAGGTAGGTCTTGCGCATGGTTATGCCATTATAACCTGCTCTTCGCAGGCGTCCTCTGTTTCTTCTTCGTATTCGATGTCATCATCTTCGGTCAGCTCGACGTAACCGACTTTGGCCTCGGTACCGCATGGACACTTGCCAACCAAGAGAATGATTTCCTCGATGTCGACATCATCAGGATCGACGGGAGGGAATCTTTCGATGAACGACCAATCTTCCGCTTGGCCGCTGAACCCGTCTCCTTCGTAATAGATCTGCCCGCGGTTGTTTCTCGTAACGATCAGGTACTCGTCAAGCTCTTCGTTCAGGTAGATTTGACCGATCTGGATCAGTGGCGATCTCTGTGGGATCATTGTCTCGCTCCTTGAAGTCATCTAATCGACGACTTGGGTCCATTATAGAACTATGAGTTTGGAAGTACACAGCAAAATCTTGATTACGTCACGTCATCAGTTGAGGAATACGATTGAGGCGGTGCCGGAAACCTTGTCACCAGTTGCGTACGAGTTCGGTGCTCCGTATACAGCTGTCAGAGCTGGTGCCAGATACGTTTCGGTGTCTTTGATGACATCGAACGAAACTGACCATGTGCCGTTCATCGCACCCGATCCCGTCAGCGCGATGCCTATGTTCATGGTTGTTGCGGTTGGAATGGCAGCGCTGATGGCGTAGTTCGACGAGTTGACCGTCTGCGAGAGAATGTTGAGACCACCCACTGTTGCGGCGCTGAGACCAGTCGCGCTTGGTGCGGCAGACATCGCGTACGGCAATACGTTCGCGAAGATGCGACCGCGATCCTTCGTCAGGCGAATGACACCGCGTTGGTCAAGGAGAGCCTTCATGTCAGTGTCAGCTGTTGTCGTTGGGTTCGACAGACCCATCACGATCTGAATAGCGCCGCCAGAATTGAGGAATGAATCGCGAATAGCTTGGCTCGCAAACGTGAAACGGAGAGCGAGTGTCGCGGTAGTAGCACCACCGATCGGACCTTGGAATGTCGCGTGGTGAGCTGATGTGACACTGGCATTGAAGTTCGGGTTCGAGCTCGTCGCGCCGTTGATGCCTTGCAGCGAATAGCGGTTTGCAATGGCTGAGGTCAAGATATTCATCGTCTCTGAATAGAGACGCGAAAGCGTGATGATGCCAAACTGGCGACCAGACCGGCGCTCGAGAGATGGGTAGCGAATGTCCGTCGAATTGAGGGAGAGGAGCGATGCAGGTGCCTGTCGACCATCGGCGACGAATGGCACTGGCGAGATGTCGTTCTCGTAGCCAGCTGGAACTTCAAGACGCGCAACGGCATACTTCGCCGCTGCGAGAAGAGTGTCCCAATCGTTTGAGTTCGGATCAACGAGAAGCTCAGTGGTTGAGTCGTTCGTTGGGTTCAGCACGTTCGTATCAAGAGGGGTGCGTGCTTGAAATGCCGTCACCATCGATGCGTCGAGTGCGGCAAGGTTCGTCAGATTCGTAATCGATTTGCCGATAGCGGCATTACCACCTGCTGAGGTTGGTCCGATCAGTTGGTTGACGAGGGCTGACGCAGCTTCGTACTCCTCACGACCCGCGATAAGGGTCGGTGATGGCCACATTTGAGACCAACCACCGATAGCTGACGTCGTGTTTGGATAGCGACCGACGCCGGTGTAGACGTAGAAGATACCAGACGAAGAGCCCGTCCGCTGGAACCACATGTCACCAACGACTGGATTGACCGGTGCCGGTGAACCGACGTTCGTGATCTGAATGCCAGAGAGGGACTTGTAGACGACAGGTGATGTCGATGTGCAGAGTTGGAGGAGACCATTCGTGGTGTCATACCACAGGAGACCAACAGTAGGATTGTTTGGAGAGACGCTGTCAGCGAAGTTCTCCGTCAAGCGCATCAGGTTTTCTTGCTGAATAGCGCCGTAGTTTGCAGCGCCTTTACCCGTGAAACGGATTGGAGCTTTGTTCGAAACGACGGCACCAACTGGCACCGTGATGGGGGTGCCCTTGTTGACATCAAGGGCGGGGTTCTTCCACTGAAGGGTGTACATTGAATCTCCTCTGCCAGGTAGGGGTGAGCGGTTCGCCTGGCTGTCTTTGAACTCGCAGGGTATTTATGGCAAAGGAAGAGGGCCCGAAGGCCCTCTTATTATGCGTTGAAGTTTGAAGTTATCCGTGCAGGATCGCGGGCCCGCTAAAGTCATGGCGGCTGTGGCCGTTCATGGCTCCGTTCGCACGGCGCTTTTCTGGCTGAGCTTGCGGCTCAGGAGAATCCAGGAATTGAAGAATCGTCTTGACAATTTCAGAGCGTACAACGTCACGGTTCGAGAACTCAATCACGTTGATGTCCGAAGAGCAACCACGCAATTTCCGTGCCACCCATTCCAACCCATTCTCTGGTACTCCACGAAGGTCCGACTGTGTGACGTCACCGTTCACAGTGAACTGCGCGAACTCACCAATACGTGTCACGAACAACTTCATCTGTTCAATGGTCGTGTTCTGTGCTTCGTCAAGAATGACGTACGCATTGTTGAATGTCCGACCTCGCATGTATGCAAGAGGAGCGAACTCAATCTTGCCGCCTTCGAGTAGCTTCTTCGCCATCGTAGGGCCGACCAAGTCGTTCAGTGCATCAAGGAGTGGGAGCAGATAAGGGGAAATCTTCTCTTCGAAAGTACCAGGTAGGAAGCCTAGATTTTCTCCAGCCTCAACGATTGGTCGCGTGATGACGACCTTAGAGACTTCGTTCGAAAGAAGCTTCTCAACGGCAACTGCCATCGAGAGGAAGGACTTACCGGAGCCGGCAGGTCCTGTACCGATCGTCAGCTTCGCATTCATGAGCGATTCGACGTAGAGTCGTTGCGACTCGTTCTTCGGATTTGGGCGGAACTTAAGTCGAATGGCGATTGCTCCTTCTGGGTTGATCGGTTGTGGGTACTTCTGTTTTGCCAAAGCGAGTTTTCTTCCCATGTATTCCTCCAGGAATGGGGAGAAGAGGGTCGCACTACATCAGTTGTTATTCTTCTGCAGCACGAAGCGAATCCAATCAGCGGAGCTCATTTGTGTGCTGTGCAGGGCGGACTCACCAACGTTGACACAGTCAAGCAGGTAGGTTGCCAGTTGCACCTTTTCGGAGGGGGTTAGGCTCTTGATGGACTCTATGACGCCGACCGAGGTCGCGTCAGAAGAGATTGGCAGGATTCCTCCAAGCTCACCAGACACAACACGCTGGCCATCTTTGAAGAATCTAGAGAGGAGTGCAAGAACGAAGGTTTGGTACGGGTTCGTAACATCGCCGTCGCGAATGATTTCAGCCAACGTCAGTTCGTATGGAACTGGACCGGTCATTTCTTGAATGGCTACTTGACGGTGAAGCTTCATGCTGCATCTCTAAGGTTTGATGTGAACTATTTATACGGCGGACCACCGTTAAATAGACAATCACAACAGGAGACCGACATGAATGACCAAGATGTCAAAGCCCTCGAAGGTGAGTACTTCGTCGATGTGGCGGAGAAGCCAATCCCACCAAAGGACACGTGGAAGGAGCTCAACTTTCAGCAGCTCCTCGAACTTCAGCTTCAGCTGGAGGACAAAGCGTGGGCCTTCCAGAAGAACCCGATTATCTCAAAGACCTTGAATTCCGCTTTGGAGGAGTTGAGGGCGTTGATCGCAACACATTTTTGATCTTTGGGATATCAAGGTAGTCGGTCACTCGATCGACGAGTCCAAACTTCTTGCACTCCTGTGGAGTAAGCCATCGATCTGATGGCGCGAAGAGCACATCATTGATCTGCTTCTCATCCATGTTCGAGTGCCGCTTGAAGTGTTCCACAAAGAGAGCCTTCAAACGAATGTGCTCGTTCGTGACTGCCATCAGCTCGTGAAATTTTCCTTCCATTGCGCCCATCCACTGGTGCGCCATGATCTCGGTGTTCTTCGTGATCGTCCGAGTTCCTTTGTGGCCAGCTGAGAGGATCAGCAAAGCCATCGAAGCGATGAGCCCAGTGCCCACAGTCTGGACTGGCAAGCGCGATGTTTCCATCACGTCAATGATGGCAAATCCGTCGTTGACGTTGCCACCTTCGGAATTGATCAGAAAAGTGAGTGGTTGATCAGTCGCCTGCAGAACGTTCGCCTTGATGATGAACTCGCAGGCCTCGTAGGCAGTGTTTTGGTCCACGCCTCCAAAAAGCATGAAAGCCCCCAGTGATTGGAGGCTAATCATCTCGTATGGAACCGAAACCTGCTCTGTGGCAGATTGGCTTGGTTCACCTCTACGCATTATGGGTCTCCTATGCGAGCGCATATGCGCTCGGACTATTTAGAGACCCGCTGACCTAGACGATAGCTCGGGCAATGTCGCGGCTGAGACCTCGGCCAAAGAAGAACCAAAGTAGAACCTGTGTTATGATGATCAAGCCCATGTTCGTGTTGATCACGGGGTTGAAAATCTCAGGTCCGATCGGCACGTTGAGAAGCATTGACCAGAACTTGTAGAGCCACGGGGCGAAGAGCTGTCGAATCAGCGTCATATCGCCGACCCATTCGAACCATTCGGCATGTCGCTGGCCTGTCATCGCGATGTAGACGAACCGAGTTGGCAGGAGAATGAGGGCGAGGCCGGCGTTCGTGACAATCAGCATGCCCGGAAACAGGCAGATTTTCGTCAAGAAGCTACTGCGGGTGATGCGCCCGACAATGAAAGCGAGCACCAGGAAGACAGCTGCGGCGATCCAGGCCGGAAAGATGAACAGCCAAAGAGCGCTGGCACGTGCCTGCTCGTTCTGCTCGGCTTGAGTCAGGAAGGGTCCAGGATTTTCCCGGGTGTTGCGTGCGGTGGCGGTGTTCATGGAGACATTATAACCTGACCTGCAT